CACAGTAGCAAAAATTAATAATTGTAATATTTCTATAAAAGATTTCGAGGAATACCGTTATCCAGAGACAGAAGATGGTAAGCCAATAAAGGACGAACCAGTAAAAGACGGTTATCACGATCATGGATGTGATGCCTTCAGGTACTTTATCACTAATAGATTTCCCATGAAAAACACAGTAATGAAAAGGATTCAAAGATGATTGAACAACTAATTAAAAATAAATTAACAGAAGTTAAGCTGTCAAATGCCCATGCAAAGCGAGAAGAAATAAGAAAGTTTTTAGACTATTATTCTGGTACGTCTACTGAATCTTATATTAAAGATTTCTTTACAGGGGAGGCTTTTACAGAAATTCCCCCTTCTGTTACAAATTTTACACGTAAGTTTATCAATAAAATAAGTCGTATTTACACTTTAGGTGCAAAAAGGACTGTCGGCAATAAGACGAGTGCCTACAATAAACTTATCCCAACTAAAGATGTGAGGATGAAACATTCAGAAAGGATGACTCGCTTACTGGGAACTATTGCCAATAGAGTCTTTTGGCAGGAAGATAGATTCGACTATCGACCAATTTATTATTTTGAAACATATTTTGGAGATGATCCATTCAAACCAGAGGCAATTATCTACCCCCTTCTAAATAAGACATCTGATTTATCAAATACAACTAAATTACAATGGGGATATTGGGATGCTGAAAAATATGCCGTACTTAATGAGGATGGGAAAATTTTAAGTGAGCAACCAAACCCATACGGTATTTTACCGTTTGTTTTCACCCACAGGGAGGATCAGATTGATTCTTTCTTCGTTGAAGGTGCGAGTGATATTGTAAATTGCAATGAACAGGTCAATATAGGGCTTACAGAGATGAATCTCGGGATGAGATTTAATATGTTCGGTCAGCCATGGGTAAAAGGGCTTCGCAGTGACCAAAACTTAATGAGAGCGGGTTCTAACGAAATACTTGATATGGGCGATGAAGGAGAATACCACGTAACCTCCCCAAGTGGCAATGTGCAAGAATCGATAGATAATATTAAATTTCAAATTGAACTTGTAGCTTCTAATAATCACTTATGGGTTCAATGGGCAGAATCTGGCGGTGAAGTCCCTTCGGGAATTAGTCTAATGATAAAAGACCTCGAAAGAAAAGAAGATTACTTTGATGACATAGCCCTATGGAGATTATATGAAAAAGATTTTTATTCTGTGGAAAGAATTATTGCTGAATATAATGGTATTATGTTACCTGAAGATTTTGGAATCGACTTCGAGGAAGTGGAATATCCGACAACAGTACAAGACCAAATCTTAAAAGATCAATTCGATTTGGAACAAAATTTAATTACTCGTGCCAAAATTATGGTAAGAGATAATAAAGACTTAACAGTCAAACAAGCACAAGGAATAATCGATGACAACAGGCAAACCAACGAAACAGAGTCAAAACAGTCAATCTTTGCTCAATTCCGTCAGGAAACTGGATCAGATCAATGATATTGAATTTGAATTAGAAGGTAATATTGCTGAAATAATCAAAGACCCTTCTGCTTGGGGAGAGCGTCAGGTGGAAAGATTGATTCTCCAGTATCAGGATGAATATTTTGAAGCGAAAAAATTAGGGGAGGATTTCTGGAATGAAGTTAGAGATAAAAGTCGGGGTTGATTTCGGCAAACTTGCTAGTGATATGCCAAAGATCATCGATGAAGCACTAAAAGATGTCATTGACGGTTCTGTTGAGGCAAGTAGGGCTAAAATAGATGAAGGCAAATTTAAACCATTAAAAGACTCTACATTGGAATTAAGACGCAGGGGTACAAAGCATCGACCTAAAACATCGTCCACTAAACCGCTTATCCATACTGGTGAACTATATAATAGCATTAGAAAGGATAAGAAGAATTTAAAGATGAAAGGATATGGGGGATTGCACGAGGAAGGATTTATTACCGACCCTCAATCGATGATACCAAATAAAAAAGTCCCCGCACGACCATTCATCTCAATAGGGAAAGCGTCTACCGAAAATATGATTAAATCGATGAGAAAATCCCTCACTCTTAAATCACCACTTGTATTAAAAACATAAAAGGGTTATATTATATGCCAGAGGAACAATTAGATGACAAAGATCGAGAAATACTTTTATGGATTGCTCTCGGACTATCTTACGATGTGCGAATCTTCACAGAACGACTTGGACAAGAAATTGAACGACTTACACGAAGTGGTGTTAGCGAACAATCAATTATTAGGGTTCTTAATACGGACTTTAATCAGTCGGGAAGAATTTTTGGAGAACTCAAAAACTCCATTAAACGAGGAATTGTTGGAGGAATTAACCAAGCATTCCGCCGATCTGGACGGATGGGGCAAAAGTTAAGATGGATCACAGTTTCAAAGAATGTTTGTCCTGACTGCGAAAGCCGTGCTGGACAACTTGATACTTGGGAAGGATGGGAAGCAAGAGGAATGCCAGCTTCTGGATGGAGTGTCTGTAAAGAGTATTGTTACTGTCAGTTGATGCCTGAAGATATAGAAATAGATGATACTTTAAAAATATGAAAAGATTTAAAACAATAAGATGGATTTGCAATGAATGCGAATGGGACTGGGAAACCTTGTCTGTCATCGTTGATGAAGAACAAGAAACCGAACAATGTCCGTCGTGTAATTCATTTGATGTAAGAGAATCCATTGCCGCACCCTCGATACGATTCAAGGGAAGCGGTTTTTACGAAACTGATTATAAATAGTTTTACCGTCGTTGCTCACGAGAGGACGACAAACTAACAGGAGTGACTAATGAAAATAGCAAGAGTACCTATTCATTTCAATCGAGATGAATTTCTAACCCCCTTTGACACAATGTTTGATAAGATTGTGCAAAACCAATTCCCAAGCTTTCAAAAAGAATTTGGGATTTCATTTAAGCATGGGGCTTTCCCAAAGGTAGATGTGGTTGATTACGACGATTGCGTCGTGATTGTAGCTGAACTACCGTCAATGAAGAAAGAACTGCTTAATATCGACGTTGAGGATGGAGTATTAACGATTAGCGGGGACAAGCATCAATTAGAAGAAGATGATGCTCGTTACATTATGAGAGAACTAAAACATTCATCGTTTCGACGTTCCTTTGAATTGGGAGATAATCTATCCAATGATATTTCTGCCAAATTCGAGGATGGCGTTTTAAGGATCGAGATTCCAAAAAAAGAACAAATGGAATCTGATAAAAAACGTATTGATATTAATTAATACCCTTTATGCCATATTGGATATATAAGATTCATAGCTAAAGCTATTATACTTTTATATATACCTTATATAGTATATATAAGGAGACCGTCTGTATCGGACATGGTTATTAGGTATTATGTATAATACACCGAGGGTGGGGGTTGCTAAAAACACCATGCCCCCACCTTGTAAATCGGATATGGCTTTGGTTGGGGGGTATACCTGAAAATCCGATATGGTTTTTATTCTCTAAATCCTTATATATGTGGATTTACGGCATAATTCCCGTTTTTTGCAATTCTTCTTCTTTTTCAATGATTTTTTGATGCCAAGCGTGCATTTGAAGTTTGGTTTTCCTACCTTGAGGTAGTTTCTCCACACCAGCTCGATCAGCTCTTTTACGCCACCTATCCGCTACTCTACGTAGCTTCAGGGCATTTTTTTTCTTCCAAATCTCACTTAATTCTTGAGACTTTGTTTTAGGAGGTTCTTTTCTATCAACAATAGGTCTTTGTGGTAAAACAGTGAAATCAGCTTCTTCAATCTCTTCCTCCTGAAAATCGGGTTCTACTTCTTGATTTAAAAACTTCTCAAATGGGCTTTGATAGTTATTTACCTCAACACGCTTTATAAGCTTTCCGCTGTGTTCCAATATTAAACGACCAGCCTGAACATTCCCTGACTCTGCTTCACGAATCATTGAATTTAAAATAGATGGCAACCTCGCCCCAAAAGAAACCATGTACTTCTGATAGAACACCTCAACAAACTCTGGATCTCTTAACCATACGTGAACTGTACCTTTTGTCACGCCTGATTCCTCCGCTACCTCCATTATCTTCGCATTAGGATAAGCAGTCATATACTCTATAGCCCTTATCTTGGCAGGACTCCATTTTACTGGCAAATTAACACTCATTATACATTCCTTGTTTGTATAATATAACGACTATAACTTTATAATACAATGACTTATCACCTTATATGCGTATTTTCCCAATATCCTATATCAGACTTTCTTTCAACCTTTTCTTTCAACAATCGCTCGAAGTCTTTATATTGCTTATTTTGTGAGGAGAGGGTATATCCCCCACCTCCGCTTTTACTCATCCGCCCGTCCCCACTTTAAATAAGACAACGAGGTCTTAATATGACATTGTGGCAGACATTAAACAAGATAAGAAGGTCTTTTAGTCTTGTTCTGGGTAGGGTTTGGCTATG